GTATCGGTAAACAGACCGTTGAATCCAGGGTCTTGTCGGTTTGTCGAAATTACAGTCGCTACCGAACCACTCGGCACTGTGAATGCTGCAGTGGCGGATGTCTAAGACAGAACCCCCGCTGAACTTTCAAATCGAGCCAGATAGACACCCGTGAGTGCTGGGACAATGGTTTGCGTGAAAAACGACGAGACTTCTGAAATAGGGATTGATGATGCCCAGTCAGGATTTGACGTGTCTTGTGTGTGGCGAATTTTGACAAGACCATTTCCAGCAACATTGCTACCTGTCGGCTCGTCCCATTGCAAAATTGCTTGACCTTGAGACGAACCAGCCACAGTAAAGTTTGTGACCGCTTCTGTAGGAGTAAGAACGCCTTGGAACGACTTGGTCAGCTGTGCCGCTGTTGGCGAGAACGTTCTGTTGACGCCTTGAGAGAACACTTCAAATTCGTATACCCCTGGCGTCAGACCGTAAATGTCGATGTCAGTTGAACTTGTGTTGCGTTCGCTCCAGTTGCCGTCTTCAGGCCGCCAACGCGCCAAGTAGCTAACAGTTGTCTCCGTACCAGACCAAGTGAGCAACACGCGAGATTGCTGCGTGCCGTTGGCATCGGTGTATGGCACTTCTACTGCCGTCAAGTTTGTTGGTGTTTCTGGTGGATCACTAATTAGTGACGGATCTTCAGGTTTCTCCAGTTGAAGCCCCTGCTCAACAGCGTCAAATTTGTTGGGGTTGTACGAGACACCTGTAATTTCGTACTCAATCGCATCGACCTCTGTAACACCTAAAACGCGCCAAAGCGTTGTCTTAGTTGTGTCTGTTTGAATTGCCCAGACTGTATTTACGTTCGGCGTTTGGCTAAACGATCCACTCACATTGACAGTGTTGCCGCTAACTGACGCAATGCCCAGTGTCTCTAATGTGCCATCAGGCAGCACGACGCTGAGCTTTGCATTGTCGGAAGCGGTCAATGATGTCTCGCTTTCATTGTCAACTTGAATGCTGCTCGTTGTGGCTGACAACACGCGACCACCACGCCGCAACCCAGCTTTCACAGGATCGCTAACTTCAATTACTTGGCCTGGCCTGACTACCACACCAGCGTCAACACTGGTGCGGAACGTGATTACCTCTGCCTCGTTGTTTTCGGTGTAAATCAGCCACTCGCCAACGCGCTTAGCCTGCCCCCTCGAAGTGCAGCCAAATGCTTCGACTTGGCGTTTGATTACGCCATACTTTTCGATTGATGTCGGGTCTTCGGCAATTTCATAGCCAACATCTCGTTGCGTCATATCGAAATAACGCACCAAGGCCACATTTGCTTTTGTTTTCTGGCTGCTGTTCTGGTAATTAAAACCATCAGCAGTTACGTTGCTGAGGTTGAACAAATAAGAAGCGTCTTGCGGTCGGTCTTGCGCGATAACGACTGAGCCCATTGTCCAGAAGGGCATGGCTCGAAACACCGAAGCCAAGTCATTGATCAACTTGTATGCTTCGTCAATTCTTTGGATGTTGACGTTGCAAAGAAAGCGCGGCTCTTGACCTCCGAAGCCGTCTGGCACCAAAGCATTTGCATACTGACTTGCGCTGAAAAACGACCAACGATCTAGGGTGTCATAAGTGATGTGATCACCAAATCCGTAGCGCGTAGAGGTAAGCAAATCCCAAAGTATCCACGCTGGGTCGGCGCACCATTGTGCTTGCTGAAACGTGCCATCCCAAGTGCCCTCATAGGTAAGACGCCCATTGTCTTGATCTACCGTGGCGTTATTTGGGATAGCGACTTTGATTCCTCGGACCCGGTAGGCTCGACTAGGAATTGAATTAAACTGCTCTGCAGAAAACTTAATGCCAACCAAAGCTGAGTTTGGATAAGTCAGCGTTTCTTTGATAATTTCGGTGTAACTTGTCCAGATAAGTTCGTTGCTAAGCTTTGTGCTGCTGGAGTCGTCAGTAATCCGTGTGACTCGAATTTGAACGGGGAACCCGGCTGGATCTTTGTTTAAATTGAAGACATAATTTTTTGCATAAGGGTCAAGAGTCCTGCCTGAAATTTTCTTCTCATCAAGTTCTATAAAGTTGCTTCCATTGGCATACTGAACTGAAAAGCGAAACTTGACCTTTGTTCCTTTAATGTCGCCATCGTCCTCTATTTTTTCGAGGCGGGGAACAGTCATTGTGAAACGAACAGCGTCAACGTTCGTATCCGTGATCTCCCTAGTTAATGGTCCTACTTGCTTGGTGACTTTTTGATTGACTGGGAAGATTTGATCAACTGTGTCGGCAAAGCTGATGGGCTCTTGGCCTTGCCAACCCAGGCGTGTTTCAGCCTCAACCTCTCGATAATTAAAGTTGCCGTTTTCGTTTTGAACTGGAACGTTGTTTAAATAAACACCTTTGAAGTCCCCAACAATACCTTCGATCTCCCCTTCGCTAATCAAGTCGATAATTGACGCTGTTTGCGTTGAGTTGAGATTGTCTTTTTTCTCCTTGGGCCTGCTGCCACTGCCGCCACCGCCTTTGCCGCCCGCACCAACAATGACTGGACTGCGCTTTTCGGAATCAGGCATACCCGTCACGGAAGGCAATGAGGACATTTTAGCTTCACTGTATTGGTTTATCTGCTAAGCCTTGTGGCGGTACCGTTTAAGAGAGCACGGGGTCAGGAAGCGGACCGCCATATCGACTGTGCTCATAAACAAGCGTGTCTGGAGCGTCGCTATAGCCCCCACTCTTTTGTCTGTGCCAAATCCTCATCCCTATAGGCTCCAAGCCTGCTGTGTATTGAAAAACAGCACCCACCGAGTACTGCGTATTATCTTGGACATAACCGAAAAACGGCTGATAACAACCGCCAGCATCTAAAACGGTGAAACTGGCACTTCCACCCCTACCTACCAAGTTATAACAATTAGGAGGGTCTATATACTGTGGATTGCTGGGTAACGTAGCTGTAAGGAATGGCCTGTGTTGGGGATATTGGGTAGCATTAGTAAATACTTTTGGATTTGGAGGGGGATTAAAGTAACCGCAAGCCTCTGCGTCCCATTCAAGGTAAACTTCAATATAGTAATACCAACATATTCCTGGATAAAGATCGTTGTAATAACCTCCAACAATTTCTTCCGGCGTTGGGCCAACTGGGCCAACTGGTTCCTCGGTAAACGTATTTTTAAGCTCTTCATCGTCCCTCTCGATATTTACAGATAGGACGATCGAACCAGTCACTATATCGCCGTAAACCAGTGGGACCGGCGGCCCTTCTCTTGATGTTTGCTGCACCCCACTGAAGTTATAGCTTTGAGCTGCATCTGTACTTTCTTCCCTGTCAAGAGGTGTAGGTGTCAACAAATTTGCAATACCCGTCAAGGTTAAACCGATACCTAACGGCACTAAAAAAGGTGCAGTAAAAGGCACTAATAGGCCAATACCAATTAAAGCTACGCCAGTCAAAATTTGAGTTAAACCGCTGTTACCGCCAGCACCGCTGATTGCTGGAATTATGTGTATCTCTTCAGCTTGCCCTATTGGTAGTTTTAGGTCGTCTTCACTTAAAGCTCTATCTGCTACTTTTACTTTAAAAAAACGTCCCTTTAAATACCCTTCAATTTGCGGAAAATTTGCCAGCAAAAAACGCATGGCTTCTGAAACACTTGAAACAACAGCTCGCAGTTTTCGGCAACCAATAATCTTCGCTAACGTTCCATACAAACGGATCGTTCGCAACCCTGGCTTGACAAGTGCTGTTGTGGTCATCGTTTAAAGTCTGGGTGCCTGACTACAAGGCCAGTTGCTTTCTGCAGCCAACCGCCATAAATGTCGCGTGATGACAAGCGACGGCGAGCATGATGCAACAGCAGCTGATCACCGATGTAAACGCCAACATGGTTCAGTTTATTTGAACCGATCGCCATCAACACGCCATCACCATACTGAATATCTTCCCGTCGTACTTTGTAAAACCCTGCAGACTCAAAGCTGCTTTCAAACAGCGGTTCTTTTTCAAACAGCTCAGGTGTTGCAGGACGATTGAAATCGCGAACCTGAAGCCCATTTTCCAGATACCAGTCACGAACCAATGTCCAACAGTCAGATACGTTCCACTGCCAGCTTCTTCCGATCAACGGAGCCTTGTACCCCCTGGGATGGATCGCATCGCTCCACTCTCCAGTCTGTGTGCTGACGATGTACCAAGGCAGTTCAGTTGCCTCTAATGACACCAAATCAGCCTGGCTGGGCACTGGTTTGGTCGTTGGGTGACTGTGAACAACAGCAATAATTTCACCAGCGTCATCAGCTTTGGCATAGTCATCTGGACTCAGATAAAACTGCTCCAACTCTTTCGTCAAGTTTTCGCAAGGCCAGTAACGCTCCCGCCCTTTGATCACCACCACCAAGCCGCAAGCCTCATGCGGGTACTCCGCTTTGGCGTGCTCTAGTGCTTTAGTTTTCCACTCGAATGTCATCGGAATTGACCCAATCCTGGGAACGCCCCATAAGGGAGTTCTGTTCTGCCAAACCTAGTACGGCAACTGCTAAGTCGCTTGCCACATACATCTTCAGCCTCAGAATCGACTTCTTCGTTGGCAGCGTTGTAGTAGTCAGTTCCAGTCCAACTACATTCAGCAGAGCGGTACTCCCACTGGCACAGATTGCGAAGGCATTGACGCTTCGGCGCACGAACACCTGCAATATCAAAAATCGCAGCTAGCTCAAATTCAACGACCTCGCGGTTTTCGGCAGATTTGCGGTCAACGTAGTAAATCTCTTGCGGAAACTCAGCTGTGGGATCTGGAGTGCCGTAAGGGTTGGTGTCGTTCTCAAAG